AATAGCGGCGCGCATGATGTTCTCATTTAATGCTTGCATATTTATTCCCCCAATTTTTTATCATCTAGCAGCGCGCACAATATCGCGCCAATTGCACAAGCGATCGCGCAAACGATCGCAAGATCGGCAGCACCCAAAAGAAGCGCCGCGATCATCCAAGCGAAACCACAAAGAGCGACGCCACCGAACAAAGAAGAGAAAAGGCGCTTCATGATTCAGCGCCCATCTTTTCGAGGTATAAAGTATCGAACGCATTACCCGCCAAGCTTTTGAGATTGGCGCGCACAATTTCAGCCTTTTCATAATCAGCTTCGTTATAGCAAATCGTCCAAAGACCCGTGATCTGGTCCATCCAACGCTGGACGAATTCGTCACGGTTAACTTCAATGTCGCCGTTCCAATTTTGAACTGTGATTGTTTGCATGTTTATTCCCCTATTTGGTTTTTCGTTTTCGCCTTGTATGCAGCGATGAAACTGTAAATGCAGACTTTATGCCAAATCAAAAAACGGCAATAAAAACAATAACTTGCAATTTCGTATTAGACTAAAGTAGTGTTACTAAACGGAACGAAAGTGTTACCGGGCGCGGGAAGTGTTACCGAATCGGTGTGCAAAAAATGATCAAATATTGTGCGGATGCGAGAAAATTGATCAAATTTTGACCAAAATCGAGGGCAAATTGATCAAATATTGATCAATATTGTGCGATGCAGCAAAAACCGGGATTGGTCAAAAAATGATCAATGCGCGACCGACCCCACCGTGGGATAGTAAATAACCCCACCATGGGATAGTAAATAGGATGACCACCGTGGGATACAGCAAGTGACCACCGTGGGATAGTAAGCAGGGATGAGAACCCTACCGTGGGATAGTAAATAAAGTTGCTACCCCACCGTGGGATACATTAACGAAGAACTAACGATGAGCCTGGGCGGAAAGCATCAGGAGATGCTTGAATATCTCTAATTCTTCCTGCAACTTGGCGGCGACGAAGGATTGCTTCGTTGGTTAAGTTGTACTCTTTGACTTGCTTCGCTGCCATTCTCTGGAACCTACGGGAGAATGATGGGCCGAATGTTTGTTTGATGGTCTTCTCAGAAGATTCAAAGTAATAGAACCTCTTCCTATACTGTGGTTGCCTAACGGCAATCAGTACCGCTTCAAAGTTTTTGCTTCCTACAGAATCCCGCTTGTATATGCCAGGAGGCAAATTAGCAAAGTCGCCCTTTCTAAAAATTGGAAAGTAAAGGCTCTTTTTAGGATTCTTGATATTTGCCTTATATCCCTGTTCGCCAAAGGCTTGTAAGTGCGAAAGCATTGTTGTGACAAACTTGCTGCGAAGGTCGCCCTTGCTATCAAGTATTGAGTTATTGCCCCTGGCTGGGACAAAGAAAACATTCCTGCCAAACTGCGGGAACTTGCTGAGAATGGCCTTCTCAAATCTTTTATGCGCTCTTGGGCCACCATAGATTTGAGGAGCCAAGTATTTATCTGGAGCCGTTCCACCCTTTGCTGTGTCCTCCAAGCCAACCAGGACACTAAGGTTATCCTTAGTGGCTCTACGCATCACTCGACCAGAATTTGATGTGTAAGGTCTTGGGTTATCGAAAACCCGCCTCATCTGCTCTTTCCAACGCTTGCGGACTTGGAAAGCAGTGTCGTTGAGTGCTGAAGAAACAGCATAACGGAACAAGAATGGGAACTTCTTGACCAACGGAGCCGTACTAGTTTTGCTGATATTGAACTCGACCGCCATATGACCTCCGTGGGATAGTAAACCGATTATACCCCACTATGGGATACGTTAATCGTCGTACCCTTCGTGCATCGCAGCCATGATGTTAAGTTTCTCAACTTCGCCAACGGCGCGATAAGAAAAGTTAGGATGGAACTCAGGTCGATTCATCGTATGCCAGCGATCAACTGATCCATAGTTTGTAGCGCCTGGCGTTACACGGAACTGGAGTTCATCCCCATCAGCCCAACGACTGACTGCCCTCGCAAAAGACTGACGATGCCCGTCTGCCATTTCCTTCAAATCACTCATCATGCTTACCCCACTGTGAAAGTGCATACAACGTGTATACACCTATGACCACAAAGATGATTACGCCAGTGATAGCTAAACTATCCGGCATAGCTTAAATGCGTATCACCAAACGCATCCTCTGCCTTCTTCCACTTCTCAGCATCACAGAAATGTTCTTCGTCACCATCGACCTCCATCAGAATCCACTCCTCTGGCTCAGTCTGAGTGGCTTTGTACTTAGCCCACTTGACATGATGCTCGATGTAGCCGTCTTCGCCATCGTCCTCAAGCCAAGTGCCGCTATAATAATCCACTTTCACCTACCTCAATCCTCTCGGTAACCGCAAACTTAACTTCCGTATACCAGCCAGGATTCTTCTTGTAAATCACTTGCACTTGACCATTGACCACCTCCATCGTCTTATCTAGCCAGTACACGAACCGATTGTCGTCTTTATGAGCCAGATGGAAGTACCAATCGTCTCTTAATTCGCCAAGAGTGATCTCTTCGCCAACATGTGCGTTCAGCGCCTTTATCATCGCTAACATAGGTGTGTCATATGTTTGAGCTTTCTTTTGCATTCTTGATGTTCCTATTAACTTTTAGAGGGTCTTAAAGTGAAGGGATTTTGTAGTGATAGATAGGGGACAACAAGTCCCCCTATCACTATGAAATCACGCTTTAATAGACCCACTTAAATACCTCAAATGTTGTTGTTGTTGGTGGTATATATACTAGGGGTTTTGACCACCAACAACATTTATCCCGACCTCGATTCCCTTTGGCGTATAAACCGGCTCCCAAGCAAATGAATCCTTGATGTATTCGATCATTGCTGGGACGTTTCTGGTGTTGTCCACAACGTCTGACAAACGGAATGGAACGCAGCCAGCAGGAATCCTTGCCCTTGTGTTCGTATGGATAAATATCGGCTTCCTGGCGAGACGAACAGCTTCCGCCACCTTCGCCTTCATTGCGTCCATCTCAACCTCTTTACGAAGCTCTTTGGCGACCTCAACGGCATCCTCGCTGAACTCTTCCCAATCAAGGATCATGACTTCAGCCTGACCGTTGGTAAAGTTCACCGGCACACGGTGACCCTGACCTGCCCACTGTGGCGAATGATCAATGATCCGCCAACGATCCTTGTCCCATCGAGCGACAGTCTTCTCAATGTCCTTCTCCCACTGCACATTGATCGACCAGTCGATGTTCCCGATCAACGCAGACGCACCTCTGGCTGAACGACCTTCGGATGCCTTGCTCGTGTGATGCACGATCACGACGCAGCCACTAGGGTCCAGATTCGGAACAATGTGATCCTCAATGCGCTTGATCAGCTTAGACGCTTCCTTGTTGTCGTTCTCTTCAAAGGAAAACATCGTCGCCAGAGTATCGAACACGATCATCATTGGCGGGTTAGGCAGCTTCTGCATCCACTTACCCAGAGACTCCACCTGATGCACCTCTAGCGCCTTCGTAGGAAGCGCGTACAGGGCGTTCGTCTTTGGCTTACCCTTGTACCCCAAATACGCCTTCAGACGCGCCAGAATGTGCCCCTGTGACTCAGAGAACAGCACAACATCACCTGACTGCATGGCGTGACCTTGCCACTGATCTTCGCCAATCATCATTGACGTTATAACGTCACAGATCAGATGTGACTTGCCTGAGTTGGATGGCCCGAACAACATGCCAATCGACTTGGCGGGGATCATCCGATCAAGCGTCCAAGTCGGCATGGTGATCTGCATATCCCAATCCTCTATGGGATACAGATTCTCTGGCTGTTCAGCCGCATATTCTTCGTATTCTTTGACCTTTTTCAGCTCCGCATCGAAGTCAAATTCGCTCATTGATCAATCCCTTCTCTATTATTTCTGCGTGGGTCCAGAAGAAATCTCGATCCATCGCAGTCACCCCATTTCTATTTGCCCTTGACAGGACTTCCGCTGCGTCTCGAAAGGTCGGTATATCTTCTTCTTCGCACCCCTCTTCAGCCACTATGTCCAAGACAGTCAATGCCCACAGGTGCAGTTGATACGGCACAGGGCTTTCCACCTTGAACTGGTGGATGACTTCTTTGCTTAGTTTCTCGTTTTGTACTAACCCGCGATCAGCGAGTTCCTTCATGATTTCAGGGTAGGTGCAACCGGCGCGACACCCAAAGATGATTGGTAACTTTCGCCCTGGACGTATCCAGAACCGATCAGTTCCCCCGCATACCGGACACGGACCTTTTCTTTCCTGACTGCCGCCTTTTAAGTTTAGCGCCTCGCTGAAGGTTGATGAGGCGTTCCCCCACGACATTTCTAATATTGAGTTCACAGATAACTTCCCCTTTCGCATCATAGCCGTCAAACGACTTGACACGATACATGCCTTTTGTAGTTCTTATGATCCGATGGGACCGGGCTTCCGATCCCACCAGAAACTCCAACTCCTCAAAGGCAGCCTCTAAGTCGTTGAATTGGCTCATACTAGAAAGGTATCGCGTCGTCTACGGGTGCATCAGACGGAGGAGTCGCTTGTGCAGGATTCGTGCCATACAACTTCTGACCTGCATCCATCTGGCTAGTCTCTTTCTTCTTGAACGCCTTGATGCGGTTATATTCGCCATCAATGGCAATGTAGACCTCCAACTCCTTGTCCATCAGTTCCACAGGGTTCCATGGGTCTTGGATCGAGTTGTACCCAGTAGCGATACAGAAATTGCCTAGCTGTTGCATTGCAATCTCGACCGTCTTTGGGTTGGTGTGAGTCATGTTGAAGTTATGCCAACACTTGCGAGCAGTGCTACCAACGGTCACTGTAAACTCGACGTTCAGCAGTTCGCCATTGCCAGACTTCATCGCTCGACGCTCAAAGCCAGTCATCTTGGCTGTGTAGTTCCCTTCAGGGATAGGTGAGCGGTCCATTGGTGCAGATTCAGTGTTCTGCGACACATATTGAGTTGCATCAAACATTACTTTTCTCCTTTTAATGCTTTGAGGAATGCATCGTATGAAAGCTCCATCTCAGATGGTAGCCCGTAACGATTCTTTGCCAACCACGCAGGACGTTCCTCTGTGTAGAGGATACGTTCCCCAGTCCCGACAGCGCGGGTGCGTTGACCGCCACGCGATTCAGACTTCATGGTCGACTTCTTATAGTTGGCGAACAATATCGCATCCGAATGCTCGCACACAAGGTCAGACGCTTTCTGTTGCAGCTTGATCTGATAGCGATCAAACGCATCGGTGTCTGGCGACTTGAACTCACGGATGATCGAGTGACCAACCAAGATCGTCTGCATCGCCTTCATGTCACGCAGATAGTTCAGCCGATCCAAGAACTCACGCCAATACTTGAGCGCCTCCACATAGCCACGACCGTAGCCTGGTTGTTCAATCGTCTTGTAACCATTGGCATCACAAGTATGCGACCAGATCAACGGCTCTAACCAATCCAGTGAGTCCACAACTATCGTTTTGTAGTCGTGATCCTCCTTGATAAGGGCATCAAGCGAATCTCTGGCTTCTGTGTATGACTTTGGGCTTGGGAAAGCATCTGCTTCGATCTTGCCAAGTCCGTCCTCGATAGGGAGGAAGATAGGCTTCGGCGCTGCCGATCCAAAAGTCGTCTTTCCAATTCCTGCCTGTCCATAGATCAATATCCTTGGCGGCTTCATCTTGCCGCCCTTGCTGACTTGAGATAAGTCCATCGTTTTTCCTCTTACATTTCTTCTCTGAGCCATCCACAGAATAGCTCTAGGTCCACATCGCATGTACACCGGAAGTCTCCAATGTCATACAACTCAATGTGCAGCGGATACTGCACAATACAGCGCCAAGGCTGGCGATCTGCTCTGTAGATAACGACAGGACGCTTATGAACCCGCTTGGCTTGATCAACAGCCTGTCGCCACCAATTCTTTTTTGATGCGGTATCAGCGACCGCATATCGCTTGACTTCAATAGCCCAGTCATCAAGTCCAATGAGGTCATGACCGCCCCAGGCAGTCTGGGAATAGTTACGCTGTAGCTCAATGCCAGTGAGGTCATAGATGGCCTTAATACACTCGCGTTCACCTGACGCGCCCTTGTTTCTGCTATTGATCGACATTTTTCAGCTTAAGCTCCAATCGAATGGCTTTGTCTTCTAACTCGTATCCTCTGGCAATCAGTCCATTAGAAAATGCGTACAACATTTTTATGTACGTTTTTCTAAGCTTCCTTAACACTTTTCCGCGCTTACTTCCCATTGACGATGCTCTTCCTTAACTGCGACCAACACGACCCGCATTCGTAAATTCCATCTTCAAAGATCACAGCCTTCTCACCGCAATGACATTTGTTGTTGAGTGGCTCTGCCTGTTTGTCGGCAATATCCGACTGAATAACCAAATGCTTCCAGGTCTTCCCCTTCAATATCTTGCTGACATGGGCATTAGTTATCTCAAACTTCTCAGCAATCTGCTTTTGAGTTAACCCTTCCTTGTACAGCGCATGGATCAAGGGAATGTCTTCTGGGTCTATTTTTCTGTTCACACGATTTTCCCAATGGTTGCTCATTGTTTTGCCTTTAACTTTCCTCTGGTTTCAAGTTCGATCTGTGCTTGTCTAGCGAAAGGAATCTTGCCCTTCTTCTTCCACAGGTAGATCGTCTGCCGACTAACCCCAAGCGAATCAGCCAGCCCCTTAATACTCCCGTAGTATTTGATTGTTTCTTCAAGTGTCATAACACCTCCTGTTGACAACTAACTTAACGCCCCTTAATCTGAGTGTCAACTAATTAGACAAAGGGAAACACAAATGGTAGGAAAACTATCCGATGATCGGCTGATGTCTGGGAGTAGAATCCCGGTCCTGTATGCCTGGCTAATCGCCAAGGAAGGGCATCCTTACTCAACGCCAAACGATGAACTGAGGAAGTCCATCGCAGCGAAGCATGGAGAGTACGAACGTGATAACGCCCATAGTGAACCCGCTTATTGCGGCAACCTATTTGAATCGACCATTGCAGTCGATGTTTGCCAAGAACTTGGCTTACCTGACCCAGAGCTATCCCCGTCTGTTTTTCACGCCGAAGACGGCAGTTGGCAATGCTCTATGGACGCACTTATTACACTGCCAAACACTACAACAATATTCGCTAATGACTTGGTTGAGATTGATGGAGAATTACCGCACATCGAACTCAGCGGACCCGTTCCAATCGAGGTGAAGACCACCGAACAACGCTATGACGCTAAAACGCCAATCTGGCGTGGTCCAGTACAGTTACAGATGCAGATGATGGCTGTCGATGCGAAGTTTGGCATTCTAGCCACAGTGCATCGCGGCAACTATCGTCATTACAAGATTTATCGTAGCGATCCAGTCATGCAACAAGTGATCGGTGATCTTTGTCTCGACTTCCGTGATAGAGTGGCTGAAGAAAGATTTTATCCGCCGGTGAACGTAGATGACTGTAGCAAGACACATCAAGGAGGGAATACTGATCCTGTTGAACTCAACAGCCTCGCTGATGATGTGGAACGATTGGTTGGACTACTCCAGAAAGCTAAAGACATCGAAGCAGAGATCGGTACAGTGCAAACCAAGATTATGTCGGAAATGCAAGATAGCGAAGTCGCACAGGTGGGCGAGTTTACCGTCAAATGGCCTAGACGACACTACAAAGCACAACCCGAAAAAGTAACTCCCGCCAAAGAAGCCCGGACTATCCGATTGAAAACCTTGCAAATAAGATGAGTGGCATGTAAATTGCAAGGGAGTTCATCGAACTTTCCCTCACCTGCCCCCCTATGCAGGAGACTTTAGCCCTCTTTTGAGGGCTTTTTTTTGATCAATTCGTCCTGAATCTGTGACTGTCTGTCTGAGTCGAACCGCGATGCTTTTTGCCTGTTGGCTGCCTTAGTGAGTACCTGTACGTTATCCGGTACGTCTAGTCCGCACACCAATTCATGGATCAGTGGGATGATGTGATCAACTTCGTGCTTTATACCAGTATCGATAGATAACAACTGTGCCTCAAGTCGAATCCTGCGTAGCTCTGTAATGCCTTTATCGGTTGCGACTCGTGATTTCTTCTCAAAGTATCGGCGATTCTTAACTGCTCGCTTGTGGGCTTCTGAGTCTGCATATCGCTTCGCTCGATCTCTTTTATGCTGCTTGTAGGCTTCGTCTCCGTAGTCGAGCCAGTAATCTTTTTTTGTTCTAGCGCGATTTCGTATGCGTAAACACTCGCGGCAGTTCTTGTTCTTAGCGAATCGCTCCGACAGATGACCATGCTTACATGGCTTGCCGGTGAAATAGTAAGTAACACCTTGTCTTAGTGCCTCTGCCTGGGTCGCAGGAAATTTCCTTTTCTCCATTGACCCAACTTATCAATATGACCAAATGGTCGGTCGAGGCCACCCCTCATCTCTGGTTAAATCATCCAGATGTATGAAGCGCGCGGAACCCTTTTGGTTCACACCTATCCCAGTAAATCCATGCCCTAGCGCCGCACACAGGAACTTGTATGCGTCTTCTCCTTGAATCGCTATATCAACTGCTCTGCCGCTTGCGTGAGCGCCTGGCTTTGTCTTCCTTGCCTCTATGGGATGATTCGGGCAGCGGTAGCCGCTCGTCACTGTCATCGGCTGACTCCAATCCGCTCTGAGGCTTGTCAGCTTCTCCATAAATTCTTTGTGCATACCGTCCTGCTCGCACCCACACTGGCATCGCATTTCTTCCTCTGTGAAGAATGGTGAACTCCAAGTCATTTCTTTTTCTTCTCCATGAATCCTTCGACGGCTCCTCCGCCAAAGTAAAAGCCAAGGATGATGAGCATGGCATAGTTAATACTGAACTGCTCCATGACCTTAGTCACTGCGTCTGGATCGCCCTGGCCTGAGATTGTCATGCCCAGAACTAAGACGTAACTCAACAAAAATGTTAATCCAAACATCAGCGCCAGGTAACGCTGCGCGAGCTTGAATGGTGCATATGCGGAGAGCAAGTCCGTTTTTGCCTTGGCTTTTGCGGCAATCTCTTCCTCTGTTGAGGTGTGCATGTTGTCAATCAGGTCAAGACCCTTCTCGATTACATTGCCTGATCCTAGCATCTTGCTGATGACACCGATCATTATGTGCCTCCTATATTGTGATCTGTCTGAATACAGATCGAGTCGTAGTTAATCTTTGGCTGTGGTGCGGTAGCCATGAAGAAGTCTCTAGCCTCAAAGCAATCAACCATCGTGGGATATACGCCCTGCGGAGCGACGATATACCGATCAACCTCTAACAAAATCACAAATAGAATCCACATGGCTCACCCCTTTGCTGATGAGATTACCCAGATAAAAGCAAAGACAACAGCGATAGCCGCCAGTGAACCACCGACAATAATCGCAATGTCCTGCTGCATCTTCTGCTTCTTGAGCTTGGCCTTGGTTTCCTCGATTTTCTTCTGCTTTTCGGCTTCGCGCCTATCTTCAACGAACTTTTGATACTGGTTCCAATGCCCACTGTACACCAGCATTTCTTTGATTTCTGCCCACTTTTGCTCTAGCTCCACCTGGGCAGCATAGAGTTCTAGGTCGGACTTTTCTGGGCTATTGGCAACCGCTTTCTCGACAGCTTGCTTGGCTGTCATCATCTTGCCAATGTTGGCAAATATCTGTGATATTTCACCTGCGTTGCTTGCCGCAGTTTTGACAACTGCGTAACTTGCGTTAAAAGCAGCTATCGCAGTTAAAGGGTCCACTAAGACTTGTCCGCAATAAGCATTATATCAAATGCCGCAGTGATCCTGGCGTTGTTTGATCGGACGGTCGCTCTTATATCAATATCAGATTTTTCTGGTATTCGTAGAGGTATACCGAAGTCATACATATACTCGCCGCCAGCACCAGAAAATTCAAAAGAATGACCTACGCGAAAAGAGGCTTCGCCGAAATACCGAACGTACATATCGCCAGTCGCATCAGCACCATCCTGACAAGTAGCCGCGCCTTTCATTATGTACGCTGTGTATCCAGCCGGAACAGTGTAAATCGCGGCATGAGATACAGCCTTGCCAGCAGTGATCCGCATAACAGTCACACCGCCTTTTTGAACATTTATGTCAGCTACATTTATTGCTGATCCGTTTGTAATAAAGGCTTCTACTACACGAATGAATGAACTGGTAGTAGCTGTCGCTCCAGCACTGGAAACAGTCACAACCTCCTGAATTAGGTCATAGGATGCGTTCAAACCGATAATCCGTATCGTTTTACCATTATCAGACGCATTGACAGCCGGTACAGACAGCGTTCCAGCAGAAGCAAAGGATGACCAAGGGTAGGCTGTGTCGTTTACGTCCCAGATTGTTCCGGTATTGTTCTGACTCATTGCAGGGACAGCACCGAACTTGTGGACGT